AGATAATAACGGTTACCCTGCTCATTGTTGCCCCCACAAACAGACTTCACGCTCAATCTCGCGGCGAGTCATCAGCCCTTTCCATTGCTTACCGCCAGCGTATGTCCAGCGCCGTAGCTGATCACATGCGCCTTTGATATCGCCCTGGTTTATTTTGCGAAGAAGCGTCGATGTTCTGAAATTGCCAGCGCCCACGTTGTAAACGAACGAGTAAAGAGCGCCGCGCGTTGTTTCCGGTATATCGACGTTGATGTACGGGTTAATTTGTCTGGCGACCGTGGCAAGGTCTTTATTCAGGAGGGCTTTGCATTCTGCTTCGGTATACGTTTTACCGGGCATGATGTCTTTTCCGGTGTGTCCGTGACATACAGTCCATACGCCAACGATATCTTCGTATGGTATGTAGCTGACACCTTCCAGGCCATCGTCACCACTCGGACCAGTGATGAGCACAGACGCTATGGCAACAGCCCCACCACCAATAGCAGCAGCAACGGCTTTTCGTAATGATGGAGGCATTATTCACCTCTCGCAGCCTTGCGCTTATCTTCTTTAATCTTGAAATAAAGGTTTGTCAGATACGTCAGCAGGCCAAACAGCAGACTCCCCAGCACACCTATTGCCACCCACTGGGACGGAGAGACTTTGTCCAGCAGCTGCAGTAACCAGTATCCCGTCCCCACCGCTGACGTGGTGTATGACACACCTGTTGTGATTTTTTCCATCTGATGTATGTCTCCGTCACCGCCGACAGAAAATGAAAGTAAAGAAAAACAAAAAAGCCGCCAGTGTCACCCACTGACGGCCAACGCCGGGAGCCGTGATTATGGCATTCAGGCTCTGCTAAAAATGCCAGATAACATTCCGGCCTCCCCTGATTCAGGTTATAAATGACACAATATCTTGACAACATCCGTCACTGTCTGTCAGAAAATGTACTGCCATATAGAAGCAACATGTGAAGTACATCTATCCTTTTGAGCCAGCACCTCTCCACCGAAAGTCAGTGCTGGCTGTTTTTTTCCTTAATAAGGCATCTGTAACTGAAACAATCCGCATATTGATAATATATTGACAGGCATCATTGCTGTCTGTGAAAAATAAGTCTCTACAAACATATAAGGCCTTTTAGCCAGCGTCTTCTTTTTCAGGTCAGTCGCTGGCTTTTTTTATTATGCTGCCGGTGCATTTATCTCCAGCATCAGACTTTCTATCTCAACGCCATACGCTGCATTTTTTGTAACATCCGTCAGCGTCAGCGCATTCAGTCCCAGTGTCAGACTGTCTTTTATAACCTGGAATGCCGGGCCAGCCACTCCATTCAGTTTCGGAGTAACCGTGGCACTGCCGGCGGTGAACACCAGCTCCAGCGTCTGCCAGTCGTTACCGTAATCGCCGAACCTCCCCCAGCTTCGTGTTTCCGGCTTTCCTGTGATGCATCAGATTCACTCTGCCGTCAGTGGTCTGAGTGAAGTACGACATCAGGAACGGATTACCAGTACCCGTCATCGCCACATCATCAGGAACGGGAGCGTCCGTATACAGATAAATCCCCAGCCCGAACTGATTGTTGGTCAGTGCGCCTGAGAGGCGGAACTTACAGGTCAGTCTGCCGCCCTGTGTCAGCAGGGTAATTGCGTCATCCACCGGATGCATCAGGGACCAGGTTTTATTGCTCTGCTTGGTGATCTTAAATACACCATCTGACAACTGAATTCCGCCATTCTTAATGCTCCAGCCCTGCGCAGCAGCATCTCCGGCTGTCGGCAACAGGGAGATTGTGCGTACGGATGCATCTTCAGACGGCCCCGATGGCGTGTCGCCGCCGGGCGAGGGTTTGATTTCCGGTGCCTTACCACTAATGAAGGCTAAGGTGCGACCGGCTACGTTCAGAATAGCAGTTGCCATACGATCGGGAATAATGCCACGACGCGCCCATGAGCTGAAATGCGTCGGGCGATTTGATGATACCCAGTTTTTGTTCGTTCGGGATGCCGAACCGTAATAACCAGACCCGGCAATATCAGGATCTTCTGACGGGTTGTTTGTCGGTGTATTAACTCCGCTACCATCGGTCATAAAGGGAACAAAATAAATCTGCTGGGATTCTTTACCTTTATATGCACCATATACCACTTCATATTGCGTACCGTGTTCTTGTTTCCACGCGTATGTCGTGTCGCCACAAATCCAGGGGACTGATGCCGGACTTCCACCGTGACACTGCGCCGCCAGCCCGGCAAAGTCAGCACGGAACTGCTGTACCATTGCAAGAAATGCTGCTGGCTGCTGGGCGTAACTGGCATTCGTCATATCGAATTCCCCCTGCATCCAGCATATCGCCAGCAAAACGTTTTTCGGGTTTTTCTGCAATGCTGCCTTCGTGCGGAAAAGCAGATCCTGATATAACGGCTTACCCACTCCCCAGCGAGCCGAATCCTGACTGGCCCCCGTGGACTCGCTGAATGTCCCCTCCGTGCCCTGGGTGAATGCCGAACCACCACGACAGCATGGTACCAGCAGGATCCCCGCATTATTAGGGATATACGGAAGCAGTTTTTTGGCAATATGTAAGCCCTGTCCGACACAGCCGTACTGCCCTTTGCTCAGGTCAGCCCGGGGATGGTTAATCGTACTCATATCCTGAACATCATGCAGACAATGGTCAGCAGGAATGATGTCGTTAAATACGCATACTTCACCACCGGGAGTCACTGTGTTACGACGGGCCAGTTGCTTAATGCGCGGATGGGGCGCATCGTATGAATCCGGAAGCGGAAGCCCTTCACCGTAAGCCATGGCATTGGATTGCCCGGCCAGTACGATGACGTAGTACCACTCTGGCTCAGTTGCACCACTGACGACCACATCACCTTCTGCTGCAATCGCCTGCATCAGGGTATAAGGGGTTATGGCCACCGGACTACCAAACGGCTGCCAGCCCTCTTTCAGTTTATGTGTCAGCTTTTCCGCAAGATCTGACGGCGACGCCGCCCTGACAACATCATAGTGTTTAAATGCCATGGTTCTTTCCACCATCTGAAGAATAATTCTTTAAAATACCTGACATGTAATACAGAAAAAACACAAAACCATACCTTAAATAAAAACCTCATCATCAAGCAGATATGCATGGATAAACTACAAGACGAGATATAAACCACCCTGCATTTAAATAAACAATAAACAACATCAGAAAAATAATTCTGCTCTATGGTTTACAATCAAAAATATCATTTATACTTTTCAGAACATCACCAGCAAGGCATAAACAAGGAAACTAAATGAAGTGGATTGTGATTGATACAGTTATCCAGCCATCATGCGGAATATCTTTTTCAGTCATATGGAGTAAAATAAAATTAATAATCTGGTATCAATCGGATGCTTTCTTACCTCCTGAAAGTATATTTACACTGACTCACACAGGTATCATGCTCAATAACAAAGTGCTACCTGTAACCATTTACAACGTAGTACCATTCAATAAAACATTCTGGAATTTAATCAAAAACAGCCAGGAATGCCCTACAAATACAGATAACGTATTGAATGAATGCTTTAATAACCGTTGCACTCTGCAAATATGTCCTTATGGACTAAAACAACAAAGTCCATAAGGAGTTTACTCACATCTGACAAAATCAATATAAACAGCCCCTCCGGAGAGGGGCTGGAGAGTGGCGCTATGTGCCATTGCATGGTGCCGGGTGCCTCCCGGTGAATTCAGTACCAGCACCTGAATCCGCGATTATCCCATATACCTACTCGCTGATTGCCCCTCCGCACAGGTGGATTCACCATGCCAGTTTCTTTTAACAAACTCCCCGCAAACCAGACAACAGTCAACCGCCTGAATTGTGAAGTATTTAAAAATTTCTCCGACTAACAGTCTGGCGTTTTCTTTTTCAGCAACGGGAAAGCAACAACCACCACACCCGCCACCAGTACACAGTCAGCCAGCACTGACATTATCCGGCTGCTGCAATGCCATTCACAAAAACAGTAAGCAATCACTTTTTACCGTAACAGGTGATAATCCAGATATGTATCTACCCCAGATGAGTAATCCGAAGTTCATCCATACCACAGGTCCTGGCTATTCTGTTGTACTCCTGAACAAGAGCAAATAATTCTGAATTAGCAACCATGAACTCATCGCAAACCCTCTGTATAGCATCACTATTCAGAAGAATAACGTCTCTTCCCGAAAGACGATCAGGAGTACAGAACAAAACTGTCAAACGGCTGAAGGCCTTTGCTCGTGCTGCATTGACTATATCAATACGCTGCCTAAGGATGAAACACCCCGACGCCTCATCAATATTCACTCTACCCACACCATATGAATGATAAATATTTAATACTGAAAAAACCATTAGACCGTATAACAAACACTCAATCAATACTTAACAGAACTTTTATTTTTGACAAACATATAATATTTTCAACAATATCCTGAGCCAGGTATATTCCAGTATAAGGCTCTGCCGGAAGAAATCTGGAAGAATGAATATGGCGCGTTGTACTGGATTCGAACCAGTGACCGATTGCTTAGAAGGCAATTGCTCTGTCCGGCTGAGCTAACAACGCATAATGCAGATAATGGATTGCCATCGGGGACCCGGGCCCCACACAGCCAGTTTCGAAAGCTGACGCTCTCTGCCGATGAGCTAATGGCGGTATGTGATGGTGGCCCTTGCTGGATTTGAACCAGCGACCTGGCGATTATGAGTCGCTCGCTCTCACCACTGAGCTAAAGGGCCGGTAGCAGAATAATAATGGTGCGTAATTAATTCTGCAATCCCATCCGTTTCAAACGATTAAATCCTGAACTTCCCTGACTGTCTGTTCAAAACGTCCTGTCTCCAACTCAACACCAATCGCACAACGCCCCAGTGCCATCGCCGC